GGTTGGCTTGTCTGATCCGTACTCATGGATGCAGGCGCCAAAGGCTTTGAATCTTGGGTCACGTATGTACTCCTCGGTTGTCATCTTGGTAAGTGTGTAACCTTCCTTGGTGTCCCAGTAGGTCTCCATATCTACCGTAATAATTTGCTTATACGGTGCTGCCATAACTTTCTCCTCTTAGTATTTTTGAAATGCTTGACTGCGACACGAGCAGCAACCTTGCGATTGCTTCCTGCGATACGCCGTGCGCATACATGTCTTTGATTAGTGCAACGCTCTTGCTTGTTTGCTTGGCGTTGCTATGTGTTTCCCCTTTATATGCGCGGCGTCTGTTTCGGGCGTAGGCATCAAGCTGGTTTTCCGTGTACGTACCGACACGCATATGCGTGGGATTGCAACAGCGCCGATTGTCACAACTGTGCAGAATAAAACCTATACTGCGCTTGTCACGCGGCGCCGCCATATCCTGCACCAGCCCTGTTAAAAAAGCGGCAAGCCTGTGTGCGGTTGTGTGTCTTCCTTGATAGCTGACGGTGCCGTATCCTGTGTTATTGGTAGCGCCTGTCCAATTCCAGCAACCATTTCTTTCGGAACGGTTGCCTTGAACTCTGGCCCAAAAATCTTCGGGGGTGGATTTCCTTGACATATAGACTCCAGTAGGTAGTGAAGTCTACAGTTTACCAGATTTTATTTTCCACCAAAGATCAATGGCTTTGTGCAGTTGCTTTTTATCAACACCTCTTTGGTGCAGGTACTCAAGTACTAGGGCTATTTCTTCAGCGCTCATTCGTCGTCCTCGTCGACCATGTGGTCGTTAATCAGTTGCTGCTTGACGAGTTCCAAACAGCCGATCACTGTCGACATATAAAGCGTTTCGTCGTACTTGTGAATCAGCTCAAGTAGTTCGTCAACTAATCCACCCGCTACTTTGCCTTGATTTAAATTCATGTGTTCTTCTCCAGTATGGCAACAATTTTTGATTCAACTGCCGCCTTCGCTATATCAAAAACCACGACAACAAAGGCAACAGGAATCATCACCCAAGTAAACGTAATCAAAATAAATTTCATGTGTTCTTCTCCTTGAGTTTGGCTTCAATGGCACGACAAGTTTTTTGTATGCTCATTTCCATGCAGTCAGAAATTTCCCTATCCGTCAGCCCAACCCATGTGCGCTGTGGTGGGGTGGTGTAGAGAGGAATCTTGGGTAGGTTTACTACTGTTGGTGTATCCCAACTCACGTATTTAGCCCATTCAAGTTTTCGTTGTTCAACATTGATGTACGCCACAGGCTCATCCTTCGCTTCTAGTGCGGCTTTAATGGCGGTGATGGCTTTTTCATGGTCGTCCGCTAATACCTTCAACCCACGAACTTTTCCTTGCCGTGCAGGGTAATTGCCATAAAGTTGTTCTGCGTTGTATGCGTCTTCACGCACAAGGTCAACGCTGTTTTCCAACGCCTCCCATGCAAGGCGTAATGCTTCGTCTTTAGTCATGTTTATGTTCCTCGGTTATATCGACACGTTTTGATGATGTGTCGTTTGCGTAACTACGTGCTCGGATGGCTTCAACGCAACGATATGCATAACTACCCTCCCACCCATCCTCTGTTGCAATCTCATCACACACCTTTGCACACGCCTCACGCTCGGCTAGGACTGCGGATTTGATCTCCTGCTTCATGCGCGCCAACTCGTCCGACATATCCTGCCGATTCATTGACATCACTTTCATGGTGTCGATCATGCTGTGAATGTGGTAGTTCAGAGTTCTAATCTCGTTTTCTAAAAACTCTTCTCGTGTTGCGTAAGTGCCAAGTTTTCTCGTGCTCATACATCCTCCACGCGCTCGTATGTCATCTCAAAGATGTCAGGCTTGCATGGGTAGTGCTCACCCTTTACGCCTGTGATGATCCAATCGCAAGGGGTGACAATGTGCTCCCCTTCAAGCGTGTAAACCTTACCAAAACCTTCTTCACGATCATGCTTTTCAACTGCGGGGTGGTCGCCCATCTTGAACCATTGTGTGGCCTCAATCACCACAGGCTTCTTTCTGAATTTCATTTGTTATCTCCTCTTGCTCGGATGGCGTGTGTTATTACTTCTGCCTGTCGCATCTCAGCAAAATCAAAACCAAATCGTGATGGATGGAATGGCTCAAGTGTTGCCCTTTCATGCGCCTCTTTTGTCTCTCGATAGGTGCGAGGCAGTCTGTCGGCAATGTCTGCACACGCCTCACGCTCATGCTCAATGGCTAACTTGACCAAAGCAACCAAGTGCGGGGTTGATACAGTCCACGTTGTGTAATGCTTGTTCTCTTGCACCACTTTGTACAGTGCATCTAGGATTTCATCTTGTGTCAATTAAAGTTCTCCTTTGGTGGGGCGTCTACGAGATTTAAAAAGCCGAAAAAATCGTTTGCCGCCAGCATGAGCTGCGACGCCTCCATCTCGTTACAGTTTAGGGTAACGACCCCCGCGAACTCATCTTCTGCTCGACCAATGATGACCACGCCTTGGGCTTTGCCTTCGCCGTAGCACATCACCAGCTTCTGTATCAGTAGTTTGAAGTGCGCTTGCTCTTCGTCTGACATAGCGTGGACTCGGCGCTCGAGTTCCTCCTGTGTCATCATGTCTTCAAAGGCCACTTCTTTTCTCCTTGAGTATTTGTTGTAGTTCATCTATGTTGCTCTCCCGTGCAATGTATGTTGTTCCACCTGCGTTGTGTATGCGATCGAGTTCGCGGTCTTGCAGAGCCGTGGTTGTGCCCTTGCCTGCCTTGCACTCGATCGCAATGAAGTGTCCGTCCATGCAGGCTATGATGTCCGGAATACCCGCCCGACCAAAGCCATTGGCTGGTGGCATGAAATGGTAGATGCCAAGCTTGTCTAGCATCTCACGCACCCGCTTCTTGACTTTGGATTCAGGTGTCGAGGCCATCGCGCCCTCCATTTGCTTCAACGTACCTTGTCAGGTTAACTTCGGGGTTGCCGAAGGTCACGCCATCATTAGCGATCTCTTTGTTGAGTAGCTCGAACGCTTTTAACAAAGTCCTGTACCCATATGAGTCCACTGCCTTCTTCACATCAGGTAAGAAAGCAGCGCTCGGGTCTGAGGCCAGTATGAGGTACAAAAGCCGCAAGATTACCCAGTCTTTCTTCTTGAGTTGATCGATGTTAGTCATTGATCTCTCTCCTTCGGTTTATAAATATAGCATCAGCAGGATTGCGTATCTTTTCACGCGATCTCCTGCCCGTGTTTTCTGGTTTCGGGCAGTTCTCAGGTACGTCAACGACGACCCAAATTGCCGCCAATGTATTGCGAAAGGTTGACTTCTCCCACCGATCTATGTACACGCCAAACACACTCTCCAATGATTTGTTGACAGAGCGAACGTCTATGCCAGTAATTTCAGCTATATCGCTTGCCTTCAAACCATCGGGGTGTCGCTTCAGCAGTTCACGAATGATGTTGTGATTACTCTTCACGTTTTCATGTCCCTGACATACGTAGCAAAGCTATGGGCTGTGTCACCAAAGGCAATGCGCATGGCATCGAACTCTAGCGCCACCTCTTCAAGCACAGCGTTGCGTATCACAGGGTCTATCTTTATTTGCACTTTGGGTATGCCAAAGATACTGTCGAAGTCTTCTTTGTTGAATAGTGTGTCACTCATACTCTTACCTCAGCCCTTTCAATATCACGAGTTTTAAGTTCATTGTCCAGTTGCACAATCAGATCAGCGATGTCTGAATCAATCAGGTGCAGCTTCTTAGTCCAACGTGCAATGGTCAGTTGGATGTCGTGCAGAAACTCCTCCTTCATATCAGCATCCCCCATCACATGGGCAACCATGCGGTAGCCACCACCAGACTCACGATCAGATGGCAAGCTGATGAATGCGCGGACTTGCGTAGGGGTACTGTCCAACACAACAATCTTACACTTCTGAATCAGTGATCTGGCCTGCTCTCTGCGGTACTGCTTAGCCGCTTCGTTGTCGTCCCATTCAAAATGGCGGTGCAAGATGTTGTCTTCATCTTTAGCCGCCTCAAGTACGTGATCGATCATGCTGTGAATGTGGTAGTTCAGAGTTCTAATCTCGTTTTCTAAAAACTCTTCTCGTGTTGCGTAAGTGCCAAGTTTTCTCGTGCTCATACATCCTCCACGCGCTCGTATGTCAT